TGGCAGTTTGAAAGCGGTTCTCACCGGAGTTCGGAATACGATCGGCGTGGAGCTGATGCCGGTGGTCGAGAGGGTGATCAAAGGCATCACCGAATGGACGAAAGCAAACCGGGGGCTGCTCGCACAGCGGCTCGAGAATTTCCTACAACGGATCGTTGAGCTGTTCGAGCGTCTCGCCCCTGTGATCGAGGTGGCTGGTAGAGCGCTCCTGTTCATCCTCGAGCACGTTGAGACACTCGCAGCGCTGTTCGTAGGAGCCAAACTCACGCAGGGATTCCGAGCCGTAGAGGCTGGACTGAAAGCGATGGGAGTCGCAGCGTCGGCAGCTCTCGGGCCGCTCGGGTTGATCCTGCGCGGGCTCACCCTCGCTATTCCTCTCGCACTCGAGGCAGGCAATGCTCTCGGAGATTTCCTCGCACGTGATCCGAATCTCCGCCGAACGAAACGCCGAACGGCTCCTGTGGCGACACCCGAAACGAATGCAGCCCGTGCGGCGGTAGTGAGGGAGAACGCAGAGGTTCGTAGGCAGGAGGATCGCATTCGTGCTCTCGAGGGTGGCTCAGGAATCGAGAGCCGAATCGCCCTACAGAAAGCACGAGAAGCTCGAGACGCTGCGGCCGATAGGCAGGAGGCGGCAGAGGGGCAGCTCAGGAAAGCGCAGCAGGATGCAGCTCGAGCGCAGGCCGAGGAGGCCGCACGACTCGAGGCCGAGTTTCCTCTCATCGAGGATGATGATCTAGCGTTCACACCGTTCGAGCTGAAAGCGCCGAAAAAAGCCAAGAAAAAAGAAAAGGCCGAGACAAGCATCACCTCGATCTCTGATCTGCTCGCTGCGGCGTCCGGTGGCGGGCTCGAGGATCTCGCTACTACCACGCCATCGACTAAGGGAATGGAACCCACCGTAGCGGTCGACATCACGAACAACAATTTCTCATTCGCGGTCACGCAGAATATTCGAGGCACGGCGAACCCGACTGCAACCGCAGAGGAGAGCACGAGGCAGATCAAACGTGAGTTTGATCGACGCCTCTCGAGCGCAGGGCAGAAACTCGCAGGGAATCTCGTTCGATGACAACACCTTTCATCAAATCCCCGTTCGGTGGGCTGCTCGGAGTGTCGACGGCATCGTTCTACCGGCTCGACAAATTCGGGCGCCCGATCGCACCCATCGCGGACATCAACCCCACGGTTACCCCCGATCGCGTGGTGCTGGATATGGTCGACTCAGAGAGCGCGCCCGAGGAGTTTGAGGTAACCGAGAATCCGATGCAGGATTTCACCTCGGCAACATCGAACGTGCACATCCTCCCGCGTCGCATCGAGGTAGTCGGAACGCTCATTTCGAGCATAAACCTCGGGCTGATCACCTCAGTAGGTATCGGCACGCTTCCCGGAACTCCGGCCCCGTTCCGTCCCGATCTACAGATGCTCGAGAACCTCAGAGTTCTCGCACGCCGGCGTGAGCCGATTATGTACGTGAGCCCGAGGGAGAACCTACCTCTAGCGTTCATTACTCGGATCGATCCGCCGTGGTCTACAGAGATCGGTGAAAACACGATCGTTACGGTCTCGCTGCTCGAGGCACGGATCGTGAATCCTCTCACCGCGCAGGCGATCGTGCCCGATGTCGCATCATCGTTCACCGGGAATAATCAGAAAACAGGAGCCGGCTCGCAGTCCGGCACCCCTCTTGAGACTCAGGATGTGCAAGCACCCGTAGCCCCCGGGGGAGCACCCAACGTAGTACCACAGGCCGCATGAGCGTTCTCATCATAGCTCCGCAGATTCGAGCCGATGAAACCCATCGAGAGCAATCGATCGTTCTCGAGGGGATCCGGCTCCGCATCGATACCTACACGAACATCCACGATGATTCGTGGTACGCCGATTTCTACAACGCGAGCGATGAGCCTCTCATCCTCGGGCTCGCGCTCATCGTGGGGCTCGATCTTTGGTTCCCCTACCGCTACAAAGATCTACCCCCGGGGATCCTGTTCGTGCAGGATCAGAGCGGTGCACCGTTTCAGGACCCAACGATCCCTGATTTTCTCGAGGGTGATCGAGCGCTGATGTATGTCACGTCCGATCACGAGTTCAGCCCGCGGCCTGCTGCTGACCCCGGTGAGCACATCGAACCGCCCCTGCCTACCTGATGACAACGGATTTCACACGCTTTTTCATTCCCGCGGTCTCGCTCCGAGTGCCGCCCGCTGAGCTGTTCAATCTGGACGGGCAGGGGATCTACATGGAATGGGAGATCAACAGAGACAACACCTCGAACGCCGATGAGGGAACCGTTCGAGTGCACAACCTATCGCCCGCACTCTCGGGCCAGATTTTCGAGGCATGGCAGAATTTGTTTCCCTCGGTGGGTTTCCTCGCGACGTTCTCGATCGGATGGGATGGCGTGGCGCGGAAAGTGATCGTGGGCGATGTGTGGGACATCATAGAGAACGAGCGCACGACTACAGATGATGTGATGGTGTTTCGGATCGGAGACGGGAACAACGCTCTGCGTGATGAGTCATCGTCGAAAATGATGAACGGTACAGGGATCGACACTGCGTTGAGGTTCCTCATCACGCTGCCCCCCGATAGCACTGACATCGCAGGAGGCGGGCTCGGGCTCGAGTATCCCGCAGAGTCTCGCGCTCTCGTGGTGCAGGCTGCGAGCCGCCTACCAATTCAGCGGTGGCGAAACGTGCCTACCGGAATGAACACGCGGCAGAACGTGAATTTTCTGATGGAAACGATCGGGCTCGAGTGGCGTGTGCACAATTGCCAGTTTATCGCAATGCGTGGCGGCGTGGTGAATCGGCCCGGCCCCATCCTGCGACCGAACAACGGGCTGATCCGCTACGAAAAAAGAAACGATGGCGGGATCGATTTCGAGGCGTTGGCAAACCCTGATGTTGAGCCCGGGTTGCAGGTGCAGGTGCAGGATAACCTCGAGCAGCCGTTCGGTGCGGTGGTGTACCGAACCGAACGGATTCAGTTTCGAGGGAACTCGCGAGGAGACAGCCTCATGTTCGGCGAGGCTGCGAAATCGGAGGTGCTCTGATGGGCCGTGAGAATCGCACCGGTTTGTTCGAGATGCCTCGGAACCCTGATGAGGCGGATCTGTTTCTCGTGCAGCTACGGCAGCTCGCACTGAGCCTCCGCACTCACACGGTGTGCGAGGTGAAAACCTACAACCCGGCCACGCAGACAGCTACCGTTACCGTCGACATCCTGCAAGTAGTCGCGGACAATTCCGTGCAGCCGAGTGCATCAAACCCGAGCCCCACGAAAACCCGGGATCCTCGAGTTCTGAAAGACATCCCCGTAGCGTGGCCACGCACCTCGAGCGGCTACCTCACGTTCCCACTGAACCCGGGCGACAAAGGTGAGCTGCACGTTCAGGATCGGAGTCTCGACGCATGGCTAGCTCTCGGGCAAGCGACGGATCCGATCGCAGCGTGGACGCACGAACTCGCTGATTCGGTTTTCCATCCGCACATTTTCAACACAGGGAACCCGATCACCCCTCCCACTAACCCGACTGCTACCGTGCTGCACGGGAACACTCTCATTTTTCTCGGTGCTCTCGCGAATGCCCCAGTGCTCCGGGGTACTGAGGTGATGGCAGCGTTCACGACATACACCGCCGCTATCGCAGCAGCTCCGATCGATCCCGTGGGTTTCATCGCTGCGGTGAAAGCTGCAACGGCTGCACTCGCCCTCACCATTGCTACGTGGCCTAGCAAGAAAACATTCACGGAATAGGAACATGGATCTCCTACTCACAGATGATGACATGTTCCTAGAGAACGGTGAGCTGCAATTCACCACCGGCGCACCGGCGATCGGGCAGCATATCAAGATGCGCCTACGCACGTGGCTCGGTGAGAGTGGTGCCGTCTACGATACAGCGGCCGGCGTGCCGTTCTTGCAGGTGATCTTTCGAGGCAAAAACCCGAACCTCGATGCGGTGAATTTCATCCTCACGCAGATCATGCTCGGAACACCGGGGGTGATCAGTGGCGAACTCACCCCCGTTCTCGACACTGTAACGCGCGAACTCACCGTGAGCGGTACAGCGAACACCATCGACGGCGAGGTAGATTTCTCGCTCATTATCAAGGCAGAGGAATAATGGCCACCACACTCGAACTCACGCCCGAGGGGCTGCTCACCCAAACGCAGCAGGAGATCATCGAGGAACTCACTGCAAAGCTGAGAGCCACGTTCGGCAACAACCTGAACACGTCTACCGAGTCAATCATGGGGCAGCTCGTGAACATTGTCTCGGAGTTTCGAGCGCTCGATCAGCAAGTGCTACTAGCTGTGTGGCGCTCGTTCGATCCGAACTCTGCGATAGGTGTGGCGCTCGATCGACTCGCTGCGCTCACCGGCTCTGTTCGAGAAGGTTCGACGGTCTCGGTGGTCGATGGCATCCTCACGTTCTCCGGTGCGGGCACGGTGAACGATGGCGATCTCATCAACAACGATGATAATGAGACTCAGTGGGAAGCCGTGGGCGGCCCCTATGTCTCCGCCGGCCCGTGGCCCGAGGAGATTGATGCGACGTTCAATGCGGTGTTGCCCGGCCCAACGCTAGCCAACGCTAATACGAATTGGTCGCTCGTGACGGCGGTTCCCGGTCTCGACTCGTTCACTAACCCGAACGATGATGCAGATCCGGGGCAGCTCGCCCAAACCGATCCACAGTTTAGAGAGACGCGGCAGATCGAACTCTACTCACAGAACATCGGCGGCCTCGCTGCGATTCGTGCGGTGGTGTCAAAGGTGCCCGGTGTGGTGACGGCTCGGGTGTATCACAACCCGAACAACCCGGCTGGAATCGACGGGATTCCATTCAAAGCATTCAACGTGGTAGTAGAAACTAACCCGAGCCCGCCCGGAGTGCAGCTCAGGCAGAACATCGCTAATGCGATTTTTTCCGCAACAGGTGCAGGAGGTGAGGCGTTCGGCACCGACTACACAGAAACCGTGGTCGATGATGAGGGGCAGCCTCATTCGATCTCGTTCGATCTAGTTGATGAGGTGGACGTGTTCGCCATCATCGATCTCGAGACGGCGGGCACTGAGCAAGCCATCTCCCCGAATCTCGACACCGTAGTAGCTGAGGCCGTTCTCGCATTCGCTCAGGCGAATTTCAACGGGATCGGGCAGAATCAGCTCGGGTTCGAGTGGTCGGCAATCGTGAGCAACCTGCAAGATTCCGGCGAGATTTCAGGTGTGACAGGTGTTGTGATCCGGCTCTCTCGTGTCGGATTCGGCGGCCCGTTTTTTGACCCGCTCGAGATCGACATCCGTGAGAGGCCGTCGTTCGAGAGCGTCAACATTCAGGTGAACGTGATTCCATAATGCGTTGGGGTATCAAAGCAAAATGGGGCGTCAACACGCATTGGGGCATCGACAAAGATCCCAATGAGGTGGAGTTCTGCGAGAAAGCAGATGAGCGCGTTCTCGTGCAGATGGACGATACCGTAGGCAACAGAAAGTTTCGCGATTTCATCTGCGAACTCGTGGGGCCACTCGGGCACTACGCCTCGGTGGCCGAGGATGTTGAGGGAGCTTTCGACATCGACACCGCCGTGGGAATTCAGCTCGATATGATCGGAGCGGTGATCGGTCTACCGAGGCAGGGATTCAGCGATCTGCGCTACCGGGTGTTCCTCAACATTCAGGTTGATCTCATCCTTTCAGCGATGCGGAATGAAGCAAACTGGACGGGAACGCATAACAACATTTTGAGGATCTGCCGTACGTTCATCGGCGACACTGAGCCGCTCCCAGTGCTCCTCTCGAACATCCCACCCTACTCGTTCGTGCTCTCGGTGCCGAACGTCGCGGGGTCCGAACTCGATCTGCTCATCCGTTTTGTGTGCATCGCACTCTATGCCGGAGTGCTCGGGCAAGTGATGACAACGCTCGCCGATGACTCACTGTGGGCGTCGACTCACGGCGCCGTAGTGGATGAGGCTATTTTCTGTTCCGTACACGGTGCCGTAGCGGACTGCGGAACGTGGGGAACTACAAAACCGATCGGCATCTGTCCGGCGTAGGAGAATCATCATGCCAACGAAACCTACTGAGCCCCTCGAGTTTGCAACAAACAACGTCTACACCGCCCCTGATGCCGGCCCGTTTCCCGGGTCTGCGAACAAAGTCGCACCACCGAACTACCTGAACGGGTTCTTGCCTGGCAACCCGATCGCAGCGGAGCACGCTAACTCGCTTTGGAACAGTGATAGTCTGTGGAACCGATGGGTGTGGGGCGGCACCGACGATCCCGATGCGACGGCGCACATCGTAGAGACGAATGCGGGCGGGCAGGCGAACGTGCTCCTGATGGAAATCGGCACGGCTGTGCTCGGGGCTCTCGCACTGCACGTGCAGAACTCCTCGAACATTTTTGAGGCGCTGAACGTCGAGAATCACGATCCCGATGGTGCCGGTGCGTTCATCACAGCAGGAGGAACGGGGCTCACCATCTCGGCCGGCGACTCCGGGTTACGGTGCACGGGCGGTCCCGGATCTCCGAGCGCGTCGTTCCTGAAAAGCGTGGGCGGAGCGGATCGAGGTGCTATTTTCATTGAGCCGCAAAGCAATCCGAACAACATCGTAGACGGCGACATCTGGAAACTCGAGGGGAACGGCCCATCATCTGCGAACCGAGGTGCGCTCCGCTACAGCGACGCGGCCGAGGGTGGAAAGGTTCTCGAGGCGCACGCCACTGAGAAGGGGTATTTTTTCGATCATAAGGAAGATCGAGGGGAGGACACCACGACATCCGACACGCCCACGAACAAACTAACGCTACAGGTGAGTGTCGGTGCGGGTGGGAAATACCGGGTCACCTTCTCGGCATCGATCAAAGTTTCGACCGGCATCGCCGATAAAGAGGTGGGATTCATTTTTGACACCGGCATCGCAGGGAAATCCCGGGACTATCAGATCACAATGCCGAACCCGGACGACTACATGCCGGTCTCCGCAACGTGGGTGATCGACGGCAACGCAGCTCCGATCGATCTCACGATCGATTTCTACTCTCCCGATGACACCACCGGGGTTCGCATTGCAGATGCAGAGATCACGATCGACGGTGCGCACGACATCATAGAATAATTATGGACGGCACACACAGACCGGGCAGAAAACCACGCCGCGCACTCACGCCACAGCTCATCACTGAGGCTGCTGAGTTCATCGGGCAGGGTAACTTTCGCTACGTCGCTGCACAGCGGCTCGGTGTGAATCAGAACACGTTTCAGTCCTGGATTCAGACCGGCAAGAAACACATAGAGATCGAGAGAGACTCGCTCGAGGCTAAACTAGCCTACGAGGTGGAGCGGGCCGAGGCCGAGTGCCACTCGCGGATCTTGAGCAATGTGCTAGCTAGTGACGACGTGAAACTACAGCTTGAATTTCTGCGGTTGCGCTACAACAAACTCTATAGCAAAAACCCGAACGCTCACCACGATGATGAAACAGGCACCACCGAAAAAGTAGACGTGGCTGCACTACTCCTCGAGAAACTCTCTCAGTTTGCCGAGACCGAATGAGCACTCTCCCCCGGCTGATCGAGACGCTGAGGCAGAGCAAGATGCTCACGCCCGATCGGTTGCGTGAGTTCGTTTCCTGTTTCTCGACGGATGAAATCACGGCTCTCCTCTCGGATTGGGATCAGTGGTCTCTGCCGTATCAACAGCTACCCCCCGGGAACTGGCGGCGGTGGAGTTTCCGAGCGGGCCGCGGCGCAGGTAAGACGCACACCGGGGCTCGCACCACGAACGAGGTAGCTCGAGACCGTGACAAGATCCGCACCGGCGAGATCGGGATCATCGGCCGAACGCACGCCGATGCTCGCCACACGATGGTAGAGGGGCCGAGTGGAATTCTCGCGCAAGCTCCCCCCGATTTCCGCCCAACGTGGGAGCCGGGGAACGGGATCCTCATCTGGCCCAACAAAGTAAAGGGCAGGATCTTTTCGGCCGATAAACCGCAGCAGCTCCGCGGACCGAACCTTGCGTTCGCGTGGGCCGATGAACCCGCTCACTGGCCGGACGCAGAGGCTACATGGTGGACGGTGATCGAACCTGCTATTCGGATTGGGTGGGCTCGAGCGATGCTCACCTCAACGCCGATCCCTGATCCGTTCTTGCAAAAACTCGAGGCCGATCCGAATACGGTGCTCACTCGAGCGAGCACGTTCGATAACTGCTACCTGCCGAAATCGGTGCTCGAGATGTTCCGCACTCGCTACGAGGGAACTCGCATCGGGCAGCAGGAGCTGCACGGTGAGTTTCTCGAGGATAACGAGCGGGCTTTATGGAAAGCTGAGCAGATCGAACAGCACCGCGTGATGGCTGCGCCGAACGAGCTGCGCCGCGTTGTGATCGCGGTCGATCCCGCCGTAACAGCTACAGCGAAATCCGACGAAACAGGGATCGTGATCGTCGGGATCGATTTCAACGGCCACGCTTTCGTGCTCGATGATCGCAGCGGTCGGTTCACCCCGTCGCAGTGGGGGCGGACCGCCGTCGCTGCCTACCATCGGTTCGAGGCGGACGCCATCGTGCCCGAGGTGAACAATGGTGGTGATCTCGTAGTCTCGAACATCTACGGGATCGACTCGCGTGTAAAGGTGAAACCTGTTCGAGCATCACGCGGCAAGGTTGTGCGAGCTGAGCCCGTCGCAGCTCTCTACGAGCGCGGACTCGTTCACCACGTGGGGCATTTCCCCGTTCTCGAAACTCAGCTCACGAACTGGGATCCCTCGGTAAAAGAGAGTCCCGACCGGCTCGATGCTCTCGTTTGGGCGCTGCACGAGCTACTACTCACAGAAACAAACGCCGCGGGTCCGCTGAAAGCATACCTGCCCTAAGAGGATCACCATGTCCGACGTAAACGCCCCATCACTCACCGGAGATCGACCCTATTCGGATTCTTTCGCGAATGCTCTCACCGGGCTCGCGACATCTGCCGATAAATCGACTCGAGGGTTTTTCGCGAAGCGCCCGCGGCTCGCCTCCGAAACGCTCGAGAACATGTATGAGCAGAGTGCTCTCTCTGCTCGCATCGTGGATCGTGTTGTCGATGATGGCACGCGCGAGGGTTTCGAGATCAAAGGCACCGATGAGGAATTCGATTTCGCGAGCGTGCAGAGCGAACTCGAGGATCTCGATGCGCTGAACGAGGTGGGCGACGCGTGGCGGTGGTCCCGTCTCTACGGCGGTGCGCTGCTCGTGATGATCACGGCGGACGGCAAGAAAATGGATCAGCCGCTGAACCTTGACAACGTGCGCAAACTGGTAGCGCTGCACGTGGTCGAGTCGTCGCACATCACCCCGGTAGAGTTCAACCCCGGGTTAGGCTCTCGAGCGTTCCGCCGTCCGAAATACTACGAGATCACGGTTCCGATTGGAGATGATGCGAACCTGCGCCGCATCCATTGGTCTCGAGTGATTCGTTTCGACGGAATCAAGGTGCCACCGTCTCGCCGCATCCTCAACAACGGGTGGGGGCCGAGTGTTCTCGATAGAGTCTATACTGAGATTGCACAGCTCGGTGAGTCGATGGGCTACAGCCGAAACATCCTGCACGACATCGCGCTACGCGTCTACAAGATCGACGGACTGCGAGAGCAGCTCTGCGGTTCGGCACAGTCTGCACAGGAGGTGAGGCAGGTGCTCGAGCTGCTCACGTGGTCGATCGACAACCTGCACGCACTCACCATTGATGCGAAAGACGCCTATCAGGAGGTGAATCGGACAGTGACCGGGATCGTTGAACTCGTGCGAGAGTTCATCGACGCGATGGTGCGAGCTACCGACATGCCGCGCACCGTTCTCCTCGGTGCACAGACCACGGGCTTGAATGCTGATGCCGACGCTGAGATCCGTGCTTGGTATGACAACGTGAAATCGCAGCAGAAAATGAAACTCACTCCGGCGCTGAATCGGCTGCTCGAGGTGCTGTTCGCAGCCCGAAAGAATTCCACGCAGGAGAGCGTGCCCACCGAGTGGACGATCGAATACAACGCACTGTGGCAGCCGAGTGAGGGTGTGAAGGCAGAGACCGAAAACAAACAAGCGCAGACCGATTCGATCTACATCACCGAGGGTGTCTACACTGCGGATCACGTGACGGAACGTCTGCAAAGTGAGGGGCGGATTCCTGAACTCGACTCCGAGCCCGAGGAAACCGATCCCGAATCGATCGCTGCCGTTGAGGCTGCGCTACCTCCTGCCCGCGCGGGGGAGATGCGACCGGCCGAGGAACCTGCACCCGAGCCCAATGCCGAGTAAACCCGCCACACAGCGCGGCCTGAATCTCGAACTCACTCGAGCACAGGTGAACGCTCTCGCCCGGGTCTACGCTCGGATCAACCGCGTAGCTCTCACCACAGCTCGCCGCGTGCTCGCTGCTGCGTTGCGCGACGGCACGATGGCGCAGGCGCTTGCCGAGATTCAGGCCGCTGTAGAGGCGGCTGTGCCTGATGGCGAGGTGCAGGCTGCGGCGGAGAAAGCGGCACAGGCGCAGAATCGCCGCGCGCGGCGTCTATTCTTCCCCGCGCTCGCTGCTGCGACGGGGCTCGCTCTCATCGGCTCAGACGCCCCTGAGCGGGCTCTGCCGTCCGCGGTCCTACCGAGCCGCCCGCAGCCGCGGCGCCGCGCTCCGAGGCTCGTGGTGCGCCTCAACATGCAGCCCGAGATTCTCGCGGATGAGTTCGTGGGGCGGAACGTGCAGCTCATCAGCACGCTGCGCGCGGGTGTCGCAGACGGGGTGGCTGATGCCGTGGTGCGCGCGCAGGTTCTCGGTGAGGCGGACCCCGAGGAACTCGCCGCTCGGCTGCTCAGGGAATGGGAGAAAAACGGGGTGCCGTCGCAGATCCCGATCAACCGCACGACGCGGGCCGGTGGTCGAGTGCTCGTGTCTGCTGAGAGTCACGCAAGGTTCATCGCGAGAGATCAGCTCGGTACGCTGAACGGGCAGCTTGCTCAGGCGCGACAAACCGCAGCGGGCATCAGTGAGTTCGAGTGGATGCCATCGACGGCCGCGGAACCTCGCGAGTCTCACCGTGCGTTCTACGGGAAAGTCTACCGATGGGATGAGGGAGCCGGCCCCGATGGCATCGTTCCGGGGCAGGAGATCAATTGTCAGTGCCACGCGAGAGCCATCGTGAACCCCGATGCCGTTCGTAGCTCCGGGGATTTCATCGACGTGGATGCAGTGGGCGACGTGTTCGGGCAAGCTGTTTAGCCCATCCCTCAAGATTGCCCTCACAGTGAATGAGGAATTCAGGATCTCGATCCTGGCACCAACAACATCCATGTCCTCGCCAAAAGCAGAGGCAGTGCCCGAGGAGACGCTCTGATTTCCTGCACGCCATCAGTACCCTAGCCCCTCGAGCTGCTCGATTGCGGTGCGGTACCCGTTCGCCACGAGAACGATCCACCCTCGCTGCCTGAGTTCTCGGTGCCATTTCTCCTGAACCGGGGAGGTTCGGCCGCCGCTCTCTTTTTTCATCTCGAGAGCGACTCCGCAATAATCCTCGGGCGCGTCGAAAATGAGGTAGTCGGGAACGCCTCGAGAGACGCCCATCGCTTGAAACTTGGCGGCCTCTCTCCCACTACGTAGCCCACCGTTCGGAACGTGGGTGAACAGGATCCGTTTTCGTTTCAGCCAGATTGCGAGTTCGATGCACTCCTGCGTTTCGCTCATCATCCTGTGTAGCCGCTCCCGTCTGCTTTGATCGTTGTGATGCGGTGAACGTCGGTGCCGTTGTAATGCAGCACCACCGAGGGAAACGGTGCACCCTGTTCCGCACCCTCAAACTGAATGCGCCCCTCTACGAAAACGATCTCATTCGCTCGCAGGCCGAATCTATGAAACGCTTTCGTGTCAGTGCGAGCCGGCCCGAGGAGCGTGATGCTCTCGGCATCGTTGCGCTCGAGGAACGCTTTCGCGAGCCACCTCGGGGTTTGCTTTCGACCGTAGGGGAAATTGCACCACACTCGCTCTCGAGCCCACGACTGTCTGAGCCCGTTCACCACGTGATCGTAGTAGCGTGCGCATTTCGTATTACCTGCACTCGCCGCAGTGTCGATCGTGAACTCGCCGAAAATTCGATTCAGTGCGTTGTAGAAACCCCACGGGGTGGCCCAATCTTCTCGGGCTGAGGAGTAGTGAACCTTATCCACGGGCAAGATCCGCAACAGTGACGCAACCGATCTCGTTTGCGCAGATCCTCCCCCCACGCCAAAGATCGACGCACACCGAATGTGGGAGAATCTGCTCATCCGAGGGAAACATCTCCGGGTTGTTGTCGATGAAAGTGAGAACGCCCTCAACGTGCGTGGTGCACTCGTGATCCTCGTAGTCCCGTGCGATGTCATCTGCGAGTTTGCGGAGATCAACGATCGTGCGCTCCCAATCTGCTAGCTGTGATCGGAGAAACTCCATGCTCTCCGCCGTGGCCGCGAGTTCGGGGAACCTCGTAACATCCTCATAGAGTTCGATGAGTTTAGCTTGCAGTGTCTCGATTTCTTGCATCTGCTCTGTCTTTCCTGGCTTGGTACGCATCTTCGATTGCCCACAACAACGTAGGCGCTTTTCCGTGACCGCCGGCGGCGATGGTAGCCCACCGCCACGCACCGGCGAGAGAGTCCCACCAATACGAGTGATCACCATCGGTGAGGTGGTGCGGAGCTTTTCGGCATCGCTCGCCGCACGTTTGGCACCCGGAACACTTTTTCCAGATGAGCACTACATCAGGCTCATTCATGGCGGCAGTCTCTGAGAGAGATCATAAACAGCACGCAGCACGCAGCGTGCCCGAGGTGCGAGAGTCCGCTTTCGGGATCGTTATCCTCACCGTCCGCGTAGGCGTGCAGATGCCTCAGAGCCGCATCGAGGTACCTCGAGCCCGGTCGCACCTTTCGCCAATTGTTGGCCGAGTATTTCTGCGCGCCGTAGTCGAGAACTCGCGCCACCTCGAGCAGCGCATCACCGGGTAGCAGTCCCATCGGGGGTTTCCCGGAATCGTGTTTCACTCCCTCGGTAGGGGCGGGTCGCAGGTACTTACCCGACCATTCGTGATCACAGGCACTGCATTGAAATTTCCCATCGGATCGAGCCGTGAGTCTGATGCTGTTGCAATTCGGACACGTTAGCCGGCCCATGCTACTAGCCTCCCATCTTTCCACGTCGGTTTGGCTTTCTTGCTCCACCGTCGCATGATCACCGGCTCTGCGGTGGTCGGTACATCGGGAACGTAGCGATTGAATTCATCCTGCATCACGGTTTGGAGTTCCATCGCTGCCGCGTGGGCTCGGAACTCATTGGCTTCTATGAGAATCTCATCGTGCACGAACGCGAGGCCGCGGGTGTTCCATAGCGCAGACTCAGGCTCGGTGTACTGTCTGCGAGCCATCTCGAACAGAGCTGCTTTCGCACCGTCTGCGGCGAGCCCCTGAAATCGAGAATTGCAGGCCGAGGTGTAAGTGCATTTCGCTCGCAGCCGATCCACTCGCGGCTGTTTCACCCAATAGAAGCCATCACCGAGAGCGCACTCTCTCACGTGTGCAAAGTAGAGCTGCATCTCATCCCATCGGCCCATCCACATCGCACGCACGCGAGCGCTCTGCTGAATGTCGATGTTCACCCCATAGCCGTGGGCGATGCCGACAAAACGTTTCGCCCCACAGCCTCCGGGGTAGCCAAAGTTTCCCGCTTTCGCGAGCTGCCTCGCCTCGTATGCCTCGGAATCGTCGGGATCTTTGATGCGCTCGAGTAGCTCCTCATAGGGCACACCGATGAGCTGTGCAGCGAGATCGGTGTGAACGTCTATCCCTGCGTTGAGGGCATCGGCGAGACGCGAGGAGCCGAACAGATCGAGGCAAACCTGAGCCAACGTGTGCAGCTCTGCCATCGAGTAGTCGCACGCGATGATCACATTGTCATCGCGCGGGACAAAGCACTCGCGCACACCCGGAGCGCGGCGGAGGTTTTGAATGTTCGGGCCACTCGCTGAGGTGCGGCCGGTTTCCATCAGGATCTCGTAGCGCGATTGTATGGGCGTGATGCTTCCCGCTCGTAGATCTTTGATCGAACCCGAGAGCAGATTGCTCATCCGCGTGTAGGTGGAATAATCGATCAGTGTCGAATCTCCGCACGCTAGACAGGCATCCTCGGAGACGCTCACGTAGCGGCCCATCACGTGAGCCATCCGAATAAAGTTCGCGCCGGTCGGGTTGTCGACCCACGCCGCACCCTCGGGGGTTTTAGCGAGCGACGCTTTCGTTTTCGCATCAGCGAGGCCGCCCATCAGCTCGGTGCCGGTTTTCGTGAGGATGACATCGGCCCCACCTTTCTCGATCATCCTCCGAACCGCGGCTTTCGTGTCACGCTTGCCGTTCTCCCGCACGAGTCCCGCCTCTACGAGTCCGTCGCGGATTCCATCGATCGCCTCGCGAACCCACGTCTCGAGTTCATCGACCGCGGCGGGGTCTGTTTTGAATCCGTGGCAGCTCATCAGGTGCAGTGCAAAGTGAGCGCGAACCTGTTCGGCCTCGTTCCCGAGGTACTGTGCGAGCTGTTCCTGTGCGAAAAACACCTCTCGAGTTCGCACCGCATCCTGATCCGCATACTCGATGGCACCGCGAGGCCACTCGGTGATCGGCACATCATAGAGTTCGTGGTAGCGCAGGCGCCACGTCGTTTTGTCGAGATGCACACCGAGGCGGCGGAGAACGAGATCGAACAGCGAGTAACCTTTCGCTCGGATCTTCCCCTCCTCATCCTCCTCGAACCGGAACGTGCCTCGAGCGAGATCGAGGAGTTTCTCTCGCGTCTGCACGTCGTGCACTCGACCGTCTCGGAGAGCATCGAAAATCACAGGGAGTAGCTGCGGCCACTTGGCCGCGAACACAGCGAGATCGAACGGCGCATTCGCGAAAATCGTGTGGGTGTTTTGCAGTGCACTGTGAACGAACGAGAGAGCGAGATCATCCGAGTGATGAACAACCCCGCTCTCTCGCTCTGCCGCCCACGACACGCAGACCATTTCGGGGGCTAGATAGCCCGGAAAGATGAGAAAGGTTTCAGTGTCGAGAGCGGTGTGCTGCATCGATCTACTCGCTCTCTACGGCGGGCGCCCACGTGTAGACGGTGAACGGCCGGTTCTCCTTTGTCGTTTTCGGCATCGTGGTGAGTTTCACCGTTTCACCTTTCAACGGCTGCCCCTCGCTCCACGCCTCCTGCATCTCGGCCTGCCCGAGCGCTTTCGCGGCATCGGTCGCGGGGTCGATCCCGAGTGCCGATGCGAGGAACTGTTTCGCATTCGAGGCGCCGAAAAATTTGTTCATCAGGTTGTGGACCCACGAGTAGATCACGCCCGTCCGAACATCATCCGCGTTCGTCTCGAGAACCTCGAACTCGACCACGAGGTAGATCTCATTGCCGGTTTTCGACTCGACCGCTTTCACCTCGGTGATCTTGACGGTGTGGACCCCGTGGGAATTGATCCGCGGGTTGTTGCCACCTCCCTCGGTGGGATCGGCGTTGTCGAAATTCTCCATCACTTTGCTCATATCCATGTTTCTGTTCCTTTGTCTCTGCTCTCCGGGGAACCGCCCGGCCGGTCTGGCACCTATCGGTGCGAGTTCATATCTCCTCTGTACAATCGGCGAGTAGAAGTTTCTGTGTTTGGCTCGTGGTCTGGTAGATGAACCGAGCATCGGCGAGAGCCTGCCGCATCGCCGAACGGATAGCGCCGTGCTGAATCACAACATCGACGCGGATCTCATCGGCGAGCTGCCCCATGCGATGCAGTCGCCCGAGCATCTGCTGCCACGTTTTCCCGTTCGCCGGTGGGGGCACTACGAGCATCCGATCCCATGCTTGCAGGTTTCGCCCCTCAGCGTTCGAGGCAATCGATGCGATCATGCTCCCCTGATCCGGTGTGTGATCGTCGATGAAAACGCCATCCTCATCGCGGCCCATTCTGTGAAAGTAGGGCATCCCGCTGAGTTCGGCGAGGCGCTCACCGAGTGCGGTGTGCTCCACCCAAATGATCGTGGGCTCATCGGCTGTGTGATCGATGATGCGATTCAGGATTTCGTCGCTCTCCCATTTCGGGATCGAGTTCGGCTCGAACGTGCCGCGGATCTCTTTCCATGCTTCCCACGTGCCGCCGCTCTCGAGCCGGCCGAGTGCACATGCCTGCGCTACCTGTAGTTCCGAATCGAATCGCTCCGATTCTATTTCACCGCGAACGAACCGATTCCAAAAACGACGCGCGTCCATCCATTCCCACGGCGGAGGCGGATCCCATTCGTAGTAGAACCCACAGCACAGCGTTCGAGCATGGCGGTAGCCATCGGCCGGCGTTGTTTCGTCGCCGTTCGGTGCCTCATACAACGTGAGGAGAGTTCGCAGGTGCTCGCGGCATTCGACCGGCACCGGCCACCGGAGCACGTTCAGCTCGATCGATGCACCGATGTCGCTCGCCTGCCTCGAGATCACGCCGGCTGTCTCCTGTATCCGCTTCCCCACTGCACGGCGGATCGTCTCGAGGCGCACTGGTTCGCCGGGCTCTAGCAGGAGTTCGAGAGCACCGGGGGCACTGCGGATCGATGTTTTCTCATCGACGGCTCGAGCCCACATTTTCGCCTCAGTGGGTTTCGCGGGCAGAGGCATTTTCTCCGCACCGAGTGCCGCTGCGAACATGTGGTGAGCGTCCATCAGTGATCGACCGAAAAGCGTTCCCGACATCGGGACGAACACGGTGCTCGGGTTCGCTGCGAGGTACCGGAACACACGACGCGTCACCGCTGCCGATGGGTTCCTGAGTTTCTGCGCCTCATCGGCTATGATGATGTCCGGCTTGAATGTTTCGAGGAACTCGGCAGCACCTACGCGGCCCATCCATTGGTAAGATCTGATCTCGGGCTCAGCGTCTACGCACCAATGATCACGCAGCATCGCGAAATCTCTCCGCGTTTTCTCGATGAGCGACGCGGGCACGAGCAGCAGCGGTTTCGATGCTTGCACTGCAACGGCCGCGAGAAAGCTGATGAGCGTTTTCCCCTCGCCTACGGGAATGTCTCCCACGAGCCCGCGGGAATTGTGCAGCATGTCGAGCGCTACAGCCTGCACCTCTCGTAGCGTCATCGTGCCGGCTGCGGTTTTCAGCTCGCTAGTGAGCAGCTCAGCGAGTATCCCCGGGCCCCGATACGGCGGTAGCCGAGGGAGTTCCTGCACGCGTCGGAACTCCTCGGTGAACGGAACGCGCCCGCGTGTGTCGGTGTATCCAGGGGCACCGGAGCGCCCCTGAAACACACCGCCGATGCGGTTCACCGCATCAGAACTCAGCGACATTCGCAGCCGTGGATCGTGTGAGATGCCACCTCGAGCCCGCGCCCCTCGCAGAGTTCAGTGCACTGCGAATCGATCGCATCGCTCGCTCGATCTACACCGTCTGCAACGTAGGGGTAGAGGAGCCACACCGCGAGAGCGAGTAAAGCGAACGGGATGCAAAGCCACACGATGCTACCGACGATGATGGGCCATACCTTCACTGTGCACCTCCGAACACGCGATTGAACTCTGCGAATTTGTCCTTAGCCTCTTTGATCGAGTGTTTCAGGAGCAACTGCGCGTAGAAGCGTTCGCGGTGGGTCGAATCCTGTTCGATGGCGGCGAGGAGTTTCGGGCCCCCGTAGTGCTCAGTGCGGGACACGTTGCCCACGCTATGCGTCACAGCGGCGGG